GAAGCGACTAGCCATGGTAGCCTCCTGACGTTGGCCGATTAGCCATTAGGTATTCCCTACTTTTGTATTTTTATTTTCCATTACACTTTAATTCTACATCATTTAGCCATATATATCTTTAAGGGTGAGATTGGACCACCCCTCTATTTTATCTATAGTGGTGGTTTTTAATGTCACAGCCGCCGACTTATTCCTGAAATGGGCTATCGTTCTCTTGTTATAGGTCAAGTTGCATTTATGGCGAATGTCCAAAGACGGGTACTCCGCCCACCAAGTTTCATATTCACCCTCAACAGTCGGCTCGAACTTGCGGTCAAAGGTATCTGAGTTGTAAGTGGCCAGGCGTTCTTTGTAAAAGTCAATCCCTAATTGGCGCCAGTAGCATAGACCCGACACTTGGGCAGCCTCCCAATGAACGACATAGCCGTCATCGTGGATTTTCCACCAATTCAAGTCGTAGTAGAATCTATCTTTTCGGGGGGGAGTGAAGTCAAAGTGGGAGGGGTGGTAAATGTTGTCATGTTCACAATGGTATATGTACTGAGCATCAGAGTTTTCTAGGGCGGTGAGTATCTGCTTGAACATCATCTCGTGTCCACGCTTCCCCTCCAAGACTATATTCTTGCCTAAATCTATGGGTTGTAAGGAACAACTGACTATTGGGATATCTTTGTCTTGGGAGATTTTGATTAGCTGGTTACGGACTAGCTTGGCTACGTTTTCATTAAGCCGATTGTCAGAATAAAATATTATCCCTTTGTCCATGGCGCTTCCTTGAGTTTAGCAAGGTCTTCATCTGACCAATCCGGTACTGGCCAGAATTTCTCCACTAACCACGACAAAGGATAGACCTGCTTATCCCATTTATTATTCTTGAATATGTCGTTACAAATATCTCTGGCTCGCTGTTGAGCCTTGCCTGACTGGGGGTAGGGAAAGCTAAATCCAGGTTGCGTTCTAAACAAATGGGCATACCAGCATCTTTTATTTATAATTACTTTGCCTCCTGATAAATGTGTCTTTAACGCAGTTTCAGTCCCCTGATTACCCCAACTTCCCCATGTTTCATCGCATAAAGGCAAGTCAAAGTATTTCTCACGGGTACACATAAAGAACGAACCTTGCAAGCTCATTGACTCCACTAAATCACCCTCTTGTTTAGCTTTGTATTCGTTGAAATAATAAAAATGCAGCATATTGTCGAACCTATAAGATGTAGCGTGGGGGGTGTCGGGGCGGGGCTTGAAGACAATCCGCTGGGTAAACTTCTGCCCGTCACATTCTGGGTGTTCCAGTATCTCAGAAGTATTCTTGCCCCGTTTCATACATCTGATGGGAGTCGGGCCTTGATACCACCGACTGCCGCATTTCATACACTTCCAATCGTACGCGTGTAGATTTAACATCATTGGGGCGACTGTGATGTTATCTCCTAACTCGTCAAAAGTTTTCAGCAGTTCCACGTCAAAACCTTCCGAGAAAGCACAGTGGGCATCTACTTTCGCTACATACTTAGCACTCGATAACTTAGCCAATTTATTTTGCATAGCCCGTTGGCCGATAGACTCACTAACGTAGACAATCTTTACATCTTGATGGTCGGGTATGGGAGGGTCGGCCCATTCCCCGTCAAGCCCTACTAGGATTTCAGTCTTACCCCGTTTGTTTTTGAGTATATCCTCTACGGTGTTGGAAATGAATTGCTCACAGCGGGCGGGTATCAACAGGCTCAGCGTGTACATTTTTGTTTTCCTTTTTAATATTAGAGAACATTGAAATCATCGCCCCTTAAATCCCCATCGTTGAGTATCCAATCGTGGAAGCCATCGTCCTTATGCAGAGTAAGGCGGCCATCTTTTAGGATGCCGTAGATGTTCCTGTCGCCCCATTCTTTCTTAGTAACACTCGAACCAGTCATTATGGCTTTTAGGGCTTCGTAAAAATCTAATTCTTTTTTAGGTTGTTTGGGTGGTTTTGGGCTATGCATAGTTTACTCCTTATATAATTTAATGATATCACTCGCTCGACCCCATAGTGGGATTTCCAAGGCTCTTATTTTACCAGCTCTTTTATTCTTACCCGTAGTTTCAAAGCCGAAAGACTGTTCATGGGAGAAAACCAGCACCGGCACATAAGTGGCGAATGTTGTCGACTTGCGCTCGGTTATGCCGAACTTCCGTTCATAATACTGGCGTCCTGGCTCCCCGAACCATTCTAACGATACTTTACTGCTGGGGTGTTTCGCCAGCCTCTCCTCAACCGCCTCGATAAACAGTTCTCTGGGGGCGATTAAAGTAGCCAAGATTTTCCTCTGGCGCAGGGAGTAAAAGGGCGGGTCTTGCCAAGTGTGGATGTTCCACCTGTTAAAGTTGTAAGCGAAAGTATCAAGGGGTGGGCGGTAGGTGGTGAAGTGTTCGGGAGGGTATAAAGTGTCGTCCTCAGCGATAGCTAAATATGGTGTTTTAATTTGTTTGGCTATTTCTAATAAAGACCGATAATAGTTAGTGATTGAACTCTCGCTGGGTTTATCAATAGCCATTTTGATTGGATAATCGCCTGCTGCTTTATGTAATTGTGCCAGAATGTTGTCCGCAAACTTGGCTGGTATTTTACAAGCCGTCGCGTATACGATTGTCAAATCACTTTTCATACAGACTCACAATGTCCTTCGCTTCGCCCCAAAACGGAATCTTAGTAGCTCTAATATCACCAGCCTTTTTTCTGGTTCCTAGTCCTGCGAATTGTAGGTTGGTCTGGTGCGAGAAAACGATATTGGGCGGGTTAATGTAGAAAAACTCACTGGGGTAGGGGGTGGTGCCAAGCTGGTTATCGTATTTACCTGGTTCGCCAAAGATATTTTTATCTATTTTGTCATCGTCAGGCCACAGTCTGAAACGCTCTTTTAAGTGTTCGATAAACAGCTCACGCTCGCAAATCAGCCCGTTGAGGTTGCGCCGTCCCCCAGGGGCTTTGTAGTGGAACAGCGGCTCCCCCCAAGTAAAAATACTCCAGGCGTTCATGTTATAAGCCCAGGTCTCAGGTTTGGGGCGGAACTTAAAATGTTCAGGTGAATAAAGCACATCGTCTTCGGCTATGGCTAAAAATTTAGTCTGGGCGGCTTTCGCCCCTATAAGGGCTTGCCTGTAGATATTAGCTTGGCTTCTGGGTGTTTTCCCGACACAGATATTAGTACCAAAGTACATTGGCTTCTTGGACACGCTGATTATGGGCAGACCTTCAGACGCTTTTAGTAATTGCTCCCTGGTCTTCATGGCGAAGTGCCGAGGTAGGACATTAGCGGTAATATAGATAATCGTCATTTGTGTCCGTGTCCTCTAGTAAATTCTAAATACTTACACTTCATATAATTGTCTGGGATAACATTTACCTTCAGGTCTTTTATGACGTAGGGGAGGGAAAGCTGGTCGATACTGTGGAAGCGTGAAGTATGGTAAAACCATTCTTTCATGGCTAATTGGGTTAAAGGACTACTTCTATAAATAAAGGCCGTAGACGCATATAGAGGAGCTGTGGGGTCGATTTGCTCTAATTGGCCGTCTATATCCTCATTCTCATAACGGGGCGTGATATATGGGCAGTTGATGTTTAGGCGGTGTTTTAAGTAATCGGCTTCCTCTTGAACGGTGTTTCTGTGGGGGTGCTTAAAAGCTGCTATATTAGCCTGACCCAGTTGTTCCATAAACCATTTAAGTGAATCGGGCTTTGATAATCGGCAGGAACTATCGACCCACAGGTAAATATCAAAATCAGGCTTGAATTGCCACCCAAACATTTTAACCAGACGGGCTTGTAATCTAGGAGTCATGGCATTGAATCTTGGAGGGAAGTCCGAGTCGGTACAGCGCCAGTATTCTATTTGGCCAATGCCTTCGGGGAGTTCTTGCTCTTCGTTCTCTTGGGTCTTATCGAATGAATCCAGATTGGCGGTGTAAATTAAAACTTTCATCTAAATATCCTTATCATTAGTCCGTGTTTTCGCCAAAAGAGAAAAATATACATACCAAGATACCTGGTTATATAAAACTTCCACTTAACTCCAGCTACTTCGTAATGCCAAAAAGTTATTTTCATCCGTGTAACCTGTGTCCTTTCGGTTCTAGCCATTTACAATCGGCGAAGTTATCAGGTAGAACATTCACTCTTAGTTTACTCTTTTTCAGCACATAAGCCCAAGACAGTTGGTCCATAATCAAATATCTACTGACGTGATACCACCACTCTTTGAGCATCGCTTGGACTTCAGGAGTGTTGCGGTATATAAAAATTCCCCCATTGACTAGCAGGTCGTCCACATAATCCTTGTCGTTCTTAATCACTTCGTACTGTTCGTCTAGGAGTTCGTTAGTATATCTCTCAGTTAAATAGTTTGAGGTGGTGCGCTGGTTCAATCCCCGCCAGTTATATCTGTACTCCCAGTAAATAGTGTTACGTCGAGGGTGCTGTAAGACCACCACATCATAGTCCTGGCAGTTATCGTAGAAATACTTGAGCGTGTCTTTATGGGCTAGTCGGAGGTTACCGTCAATCCATAGATAGAAGTCATAGTCCGGTTCAAGTTGCCAGGCGAAGTATTTAGGAATCTTAGCCTGCAGCCGGGGTGTCATTGAACTATGTCTGGGTGGAAAGTTATCGTTGGTATAGGTAATAAAGTCGCATTCTATAGATTGCTTTTCATCAACTATGGGTTTGTCGAACCCGCCCAGGGAGGCTCGTACTATCAAAATACTCATTTAATAAATGACCAACTTCGTATATTATCTCTTACTAAACTTCGGTCTTCCTTACTACTTAATCCCCAAATTATCAGTTGGACAGCGTTAGCTTTGGCGTAACGGTTTACGGCATTTAGTACATCGAAACGGTCTTTTATAGAACGCACCCTACCATAATCGTGGCCTGACACTACTCCGCCACTTTTAACTTTCTTAGCCCACTGTGTGATGTCATCAGTCACCCAAGGGTCTTCGTGGTTGGCATCTATATAGACAAAATCCAGACTTTCATCCTCAAAATCTTTGACAGCATCCATACTAAACTTTTCTACAAACTCATAGGTAGGATACTTAGAGAGCCGTTCATAGGCTTCAGCTTTAATAGTTTCCATAGTCTTGACTAGCGCATAATCCTTGTATCCCTTATAAACTTGGAATGGGTCTATCCCATAAAGTTTCACATTCGGATTAGCTTGTAAAATTCGCTCAGAGTATCTACCGTGAGCCACGCCTATTTCAGCTCCCACTTCAGCATTCTTGGCCATAAAGTCAGCCAAATCATCCCTACCAGTATTGGCAATTTCAATCACGTTGTCGGGACCTACTCGCAATTTAGCTAATGTGTTATGGTCAGGAATAATCACTTTATTATCATCCACGACCTAGACACATCCCTTACCTCACCCTCCCGTATAGCTTTAGTGCCTAGAATGAACAGTATAAGATTGTTATCTTTAGCGAACTTTACTGTGGCGTCTTTAACATTTTGCCCCATAGAGCCATTGGTTCTGACCCAGTCGTGACCAGCCATTATCCCACCCCTGCGAAGTTTCGGCCACCAACCTGTAATATCTTGGGTAATGTAGGGGTCGGCGTGGTTAGCGTCTAAATACACGAAGTCCAGTGAGTCGTCTGCAAATCTTTTGACAGCGTCCATGCTGAACTCTTTAATAAACTCGTAATTAGGGTATTTGTCCAGGGTATCGTGGGCGTGTTGTTCCATCCCAGCGAATGTATTCTTACGAGTGTAGTCCGTATATCCCCTGTAAGGCACGAAGGGGTCGACTCCATAGAGTTCCATTTGGGGGTTGGCTTGCATTAGGACTTCCGAATATGTGCCATCGGCCACCCCAACCTCTACAGCTACTTTGAAGTCTAATTCGTGTATTAACTCAGCTAACTGGTTCCTGCCAAAGTTAGCAACTTCAAGCGGGTAGCCCGACATGACAATACCTATCTACGATTTCCTTTACTTTTAACCTGTCGCCTGGAACATTGATTTCACAACTAAAGTGCGGTATCAAGCCTACCCAGTGCAAGAACTCATCTTTACCGACTATGTAGCGGTACTCATCACGGATTTCGGCGTTAGGATAGGCACGTAGGTAGTTAATTAAAGTGTTAGGATTAGTACCCCAAGAGATGTTTCCCAAGCGCATAATACAATGCTTGGGGAAGTTTTCCTTAATCATGGCCTCCATATCTCGCTTGTGTTGGGTGTAACGGGTGTCAGAGTAGAATATGGCCAGTGAAGAGAAATAAACGATGTGAGCGCCTGTATGTTGCTCTAGGAGCAAATCCCGCTCACGCTTGTATTCAGACTCACGAGTCTCACCACTGTTTGAAACACCACTAGAAAAAAATAGCAAGTCACTCTTTTTGGGTAATACGCTGGCGATGTCGCCCCGCCCCACAATCATCGTAAAAACCACCAGCAAGGTTGTCTATTATCAGTTGACTGGCTCTTATCCCAGGGAATGATGTGGAGGGCGTAATCGTGTTCGGCGATAAATTCGTTCACGGCAGGTATTACACCCATCTTTCCGCTTTTCCCAAAATAATAGTCGTGGCCTGACACTATCCCGCCCTTACGTACTTTGGGTGTCCAGGCGTTAATATCGTCCTTGACATCTTCGTAACTGTGCCCAGCGTCTATGAAAACAAAATCCAGTGAACCGTCAGGGATAGTCTTGGCCGCTTTCAAGCTGGTAGTGTGCAAAATGGAGGCATTATACATATTGGTTCGGGCTAGAGTTTCCTGCTTAGCGGGGATGCGCCTGCCTTGCGCCCAGCTATCTATACACAGTAGTTTCAGTCTAGGAATATTCTCAAATAGGATTTGAGCGTATTCACCCTTGTAAACCCCTACTTCCGCCCCATAAGTAAAACCTTGTTTGGCGAAGAATTTGGCGAGGTCAATGCGATTAGAAAGTTGCATATTGTAATACTTTTCTCTTTTTCCTATAAGTTGGTGTGGCCTTGTGACAATATTCGCATAGAGTTTGTCCGTTACTGACCTCAAAACGAAGTTCTGGGTAATAAGCAAATTGTTTTATGTGGTCGGCGTTTAGTTTTCCACCCTTCTTTAAACATACCTTACAGGTGTAATTATCTCGTTCATACACGGCTATTCGCCACAACTTATACTGCCGGGATGTTCTAATCCGATTACCTTCTTTAGTAATCCCCCCTTGCCATAGATGACTCTTTGCACCCTTATGAGCTTCACTAATCTTTATCTTCTGTTCTTCGGGCATTTTATAACCTTTGTGTGAATCACTTAATTTCTTCCTATGTGCTAAAGTCAATTTTTTACCCAAATGAGCGATGCGTAATTTCTCCTTGGTCTCATTGGAAAGAGTCACCCCTTTGCGGTAACTTATTTGGCCTTTTTTAAACATTCCTGAATGAATTTTAGTCATTCCTGCCTCAACCCCGAAAGCCAGTAATCGTCTTTATATTTCAAAGTGGAGTAATCCTTCTCTTTATCTGTTATTATACGCTGTTCCCAGTCTTTTGGCCAGTTGGGAGTATTTGGAAATTTCTCATTTATAAACCATTTAAAGTCATACTTAAAATCTTGAGTGTGGAGCCAATAATCTATCGCAAAAAGCCTAGCTCGTTCTTTCCACTCTGCGAAGCGTTTGTATTGCTCAGTGCTGAAACTATAGCCTTTTCCTTTTTTTCCTTTATGAAAATGGCAGTAGTAACTCTCTTTATCAACAACTACCCGCCCTCCACTCAGCCAAGCGGCCATCGAGATTTCCTGCGCTTCATGATTAAACGGGCCATAATTCTTCTCATCCATGCCGTTAGGCAGCAGTTTGTCCCAGTAAGACTTCTTGAGAAAATAGCAACTGCCTTGCATCGTAGGTGTATCATCCACCAAAATGTCTTTACGTTCAAAATAACGTTCCTTCCACTCAGCACCGTATAGACCACAAGTTTTATCAAATGGTCGTTTAAATGGATAATCTACATACATATAACATACATCTACCCGTCCATCGTCTATAATGCTCCAGTTCTCAGCATCGAGTCTTTTACGGCGAGGGATAATAACCCAATCGTCCTTACAGATGCTAGTCAATCTAGTGTCATAACCTTTTGACATCATCACATGCTCATCGACTTTCATTATATATTGCCCTCTTGATAGGCGTACCCCAGCATTGATAGCCACCCTCATACCGAAGTTGTTGTGTAGCTCGCCTTGATGTAAAAGGATTACTCTGGGGTCATCTTTAATAATGGGGTCGGGCCAATAACCATCGAGTACGACTATGACTTCGACCTCCCCCTCAGCTTTAGCCAACAAGTCGTCTATAGTGCGCTGTAAAAATTCATCAACCCGACTGGCGATTATGATGCTAACCATTCTTCTACTTCTGTTTTAGGTTCCCAGCCAAGTACCTGTCTGGCTTTGGTGTTGTCGCATAATGTTTCCCTAGCCTCCCCCTCGACAGCTGGTAAGTAAACTTGGTTGGGTGAAATTAGGTCAGCAATCTCCTGGACACTGCGGTTATCGCCTTTCCCAATGTTAAATGTCTGTTGGTAAGCTGGACCTTCCAAACACCTGACGGTGGCGTCTACGGCGTCACCGACATAAGTGAAGTCCCGTCTTTGGGTGCCGTCACCGAGAATGGTCAGTGGTTTGCCCTGTTCGGCTTGTTCTTTGAATATCCCCACCACGCAGGCGTACGGCCCCTCTGTCAGCTGGCGTTCACCATAAACGTTGAAATAGCGGACTATTGAGTAATCCAACCCATAAAGCTGCCCATAAAGTTTCAGGTAATATTCACCAATCAGTTTTTGCAGGGCGTAAGGGCTTTTGGGGTCTTTGGCCGTTTCCTCATGGTAAGGCAGTTCCTGATTACCAAAAATAGATGAGGAGGAGGCAAAGATAATCTTTTTGCCGTATTTGCGACAAGCTTCTAGTAGTTTCAAAGTGCCATTGACGTTAGTTTCGTGATACATCTCTAAGTTCTGGATACTGGGGCGGATGCGGGCTAGGGCGGCTAGGTGGAATACCACATCACTCTTTTTGACCAGATAATCGGTGGCGGCTGGGTCACGGATATTACCAATGGTCAGTTCAGCTCTTAGTGGAACATTATTGGTCGTACCTCGGCTAAGGTCGTCTAAAACTTTAACTCGGTGGCCGTCAGCGACTAAGCGGTCTGCGAGGTGTCCACCTATAAAACCAGCCCCGCCCGTTACTAGTATTTCCTTTTTCTCGCTCATTAACCCCTAATATAAGTGGTTATGCCTCAGCTGTCAATTAAGTTCGAGTCGTATCGCTCTGAACCACAAATTTTCCTCTGTAAGAAGACAGATAGCCACCTACGCTATCCACAAATTGTGCATCATAGAAGTAAGTACCAGGGTCAATGTTGGTGTCAGAGTGGGTGAGCGTGAAAGTGTGTTCACCAGCAGCAGCGTCAGTAAAAGAAGTAGCTGTTTTTTGGAAGGCTACCGAAGTATCATCTGAGGGGTCGGAGCTGGAATTAACTGTAAAGTAGACCGTCCCCCCAGCTAGATTGAGCGCTGTCGTGCCGTCGGCTGCTAGAAATGTCAGATTAACGGTGCGAGTGTCACCCCTAATTACATTCGATATAGTTTTTCCTAATTTAGCCACGTTTTTTCTTCTTTCTGCCTAATAGTTTGTGCAACGAGTCCATAGGGGAGCGGGCAGGCAAACGGCCTTTAGTGTCGAAATGATGGCGTTTGACCCAATCCGCCCCCTTGGTGGCGTATAGAAACTTTCTTTGGGATTCGGATTTACTCGGCATCTAATCCTCCTATAGTGAAATTGAAGCTGACGGGCTAACTGAACGGCTAGCTGAGCTACTCGGGCTAAGAGATGCTGATGGGGAGAGCGAGCGGCTGGCTGAAGCTGATGGGCTAAGGCTAGCTGATGGGCTGAGAGAGGCACTAGCTGAGGCTGACGGAGAGAGTGAGCGTGATTCACTAGCTGATGGACTGAGAGAAGCGCTAGGTGATTCACTGCTACTAGGTGATAGTGAGGCGCTAGGTGAAAGACTGCGAGATTCGCTAGACGAAGGTGACAACGAAGCGCTAGGTGATAGGGAAGCCGAAGCACTGACTGACTCGCTGGATGACGGTGAAAGTGAGGCGCTCGGCGAGAGTGAGCGTGAAAGTGAGGCGCTCGGCGAGAGTGAAGCGCTAGGTGATAGTGAGCGGCTGACACTGGCGCTTGGGCTAGCGCTTAACGACGGGCTTGAATCAGTTACGGCTACGACTGAAGCGCCGTCTGAAAGTGGTCTCCAAATACAGGTTATGAGGAAAGAACCGTCTGTAACGGCTGCCGTAGCTACAGTTAAAATAATGTCACTGGTAATAAGTTTCTCAGTTGAAACTGTGGCTAATTCCAAGGTTTCGTCTGGTGAGTTATCGTGCCATATTTCATTAGCTAAAAGGTCTGTAGCAGTGGTTTGGGCGATTAAACCAGCGGTTGAACTATCCGTACCGACCTCAATCGTCCCGCCGTTGCTAAAAAGAGCCTCAACTCCCTTGGCGTAGACTTTAACTCCGACCATACCAGTAACTCTGAATAGGGTATGGGTGCCGACAACGCCAATGGACGCCGCCCCGTCAAAAGTAACAGTTCTTGGTTCAGCGATACCGACACCGGCTGTTATTTCTGCTTGTTGTCCGAAAGTGGCTAGAAGATTCATTTTGTTTTCCTTTTAATTTTAAGGTATAAGTGAATTGTAGCATATAATATTAAGTAATTATGCCCCAGTCTATGCTAGGAGAAAAAAACCCCCAAGCTAAACTTAAAAAAGAACATATATATATAATCCGTAAACTTTACGCCGAAAAGAAACACTCCCAAATTGCTCTGGGAGTGCTTTTTGGCGTGAACCAGTCACAGATTAGCCGAATAGTAAATAACCAACGATGGTCAGATACTAAGGAAGCGCAATCTGCGCCCAGGTTCCCTTCAAATTAGTAACGAAATAACCATTCACACCGTCTCCGATTAGGGAGATTTCATCGCCAACCTTAGCGGTAGCTTTAGTGTTATTGATTGAGTCGTTATCAGAAGCGGTCAGTTCAATACCGGCTATATAGTCGGAGGCGTTCGGCGTAATCTTAACGATTGCCGATTCATCGTCACCGGTTCCAGCAGGAGCGCCAGTTTTAGGCACTCCGCCATTACGGAAGGTGAAATGATAGCCGACTACTGTGGCAGGCAGAGTCATGTTCAGAGCGTCAGTGATGACGTTTTGAACGACACCACAATCTTTAGCGGCTAGAGTTTTAGCCTCAGTTACGTCAACGGCCATACGGCCATCAGGTAGCTGGTACAATGTGGTACTATTTGCCATTTGATTTTCCTTTCTTTATTTTATAGAGCTTTGGCTCGTTCCAGAGCCGCTTTAGTGGCTTCTTTGAGTTCAGCGCTTTGCTTACCCTCTTCCAAAGCCGCCTCAGTGGCGTCTTTCACTTCTTGAGCCTTACGCATTTCCAGCAGTTCCAAAGCGGTTGGTACATCGCCCGTTCGTTCCCACTGGTCTTTAAAATTTGGTGACAATAGGGCGTCGGCTTGGACTACCCCCGCGTCGCCGGGTTGGGTAATGAACGGTGGGGCATCAGGATTAAGCTTGTGCTTGTAAACGCCGGGCTGGTTAATTGGCCGCCCGTCGGTTCGTTCCCTTGATTGGCCCTTTGGTATGTTGTCTGCATCCATAAAAGCTCCTTTCTATTTAGTTTACGCCGATAGATGGTATCGCAATCCCGCAGCTTTGTTGGTGGGGATGAACACATCATAGTATCGGCGGCCTTCCGCTACGGCTCCGTCAATTCCCTGGACGTCGGTTAGGACTCGAATGGAATTGAACTTCATCGGGCGGATTAGGACTTGGTCCCAAATGAACAGATAGACTTCGTTGGTTGGTAAGAGTGTGCTGGGAACAACTACTAGAGTTACTCCATCACATTCCCCAATTATACCTCTTTTAAGGTCGCGCTGGGTAGAATCTACCGAACGCATGAAAGTCGTGTCCTGCTTGAGCAGGCTGTGAGTTGCTGGTGTCATGAAGCAGTAGCGCCCGGTTGTCGGGACTTTAGCTTCAGTCATAGCGTCGTTTTGAGCTAAGAACTTAACGTAAGCGTTAGAAGCGGTGACTGCGGCTGTGGCGCCGTAGCCATTAGCCAACGCCGAGGCGTGAGCTGTGGTGAAAGTGTAGTCATCAACGGCGTCGACGGCCACCTCACGGATTTGTCGCTTAACGGCTTTGTTAGCTTCCTGCACCATCTGTGAGTCTTCCAGGTTTCCCCGGTCAACTGAGAAGGTGAAGGCTTTGTCTTGACTCAGAGTGAATGTCTGGGTAGATGTTCCGAGCTCAGTCAGCGTACCGAAACGGTTGGTTCCCGAACGGGTGTAATTCGTTTCGGAAACGGTGTCAACCGAGTAGATGGTAACGCTGTTTTTGCCGTTGAAGTCCAGGCGGATTCCGCCCTTGTTGACTACATCGGCAGTTTTAGTGGCGATGCTCAGGCGTTCATCAATGACGCCTAGTGTCGCACTGGCATAGTTTTGTGTTGCCATTTTTGGTTTCTTTCTTTTTTTATTCGCCAGTAACTAACTGGGATTTCTCTTTGTTAGTCGTCCTCCTCCCAAAGCGTGATGACTGGGTCAACTACTTTTTTGGGTGGGGAGGCCCCCGCGCCAGCGTCAGCGTTAGCTAACATCTGCTCGGTAGCGGCCTGCCCCTTCATTTGGCCTTTAGTGGCCGAAATGCCGGAAGCTTTGGCGAGTGTTTTGTAAAGTTGGTAGGGCGAAACATTAGAACCGATGATTTGGCCGGAGTTGGGGTCGGTGATGAGGTTGGCTTGTAGAAGCTCGGCGGCTTCAGTAGACAGTTCCTCGTCGTAGCTGTCACTCCCAGAGTCGAACATCGGGAAGTCCCGAAGGACTTGTTCCGATTCGCTGGAAAGTGTCAGTTGGGCGTCAGCAACCTGGGAATTGTATTTGTCCATATCGTTTTGCTGGCGCATGGCTTCGACCTTGGCTTCGAGGTCAGTCATTCCTTGCTCAGTCAGCTCTTCTTCAGTTGCGGGCTGATACGTTTCGGCATTTTGTTTGGTAACTTCATCCCGAATTGCATTACGCTGGGCGACTAGATTTCTAATCTCAGTATTGAGCTGGACCTTGCGTTCTTCTGCTTGGCCTTGCGGCTTTTCTTCTGTTTCCGTTTCCTCGACCTTTTGGTCTTCCGTTTCCGTATCTTTGACGGGTATGTCTGGAGGAGTAGCTTTTTCAACTTCCTTCTCCTTGGTATCCTTAGCCACTTCAGGTTCTTTGGATTCAGCTTTGAGTTTTTCAACTTTAGCTGGTTTTTCTTCCTTTGCTGGTGACGGTTCAGCCTTAGTGGTGTCCTGCTCATCACTATCGAGGTCTTCGGGTGTGATTTCCTTAACCTCTACGTCTTTGGCATCATCTGCCATAATATCTCCTTGTTTTTACGCCTCTTAAACGGGGGCGATGCCGAGAGTCTGAGATGGACTCTGTCCTGGGTCGTCTATTTTGTTTGCTTGCGAGAAGGCAGGCAAAATTTGGGGCGGCCCAGGACACAGTTCACCTGTTAGGATAGTGAATTTCCAATAGCTCCTCCAACATCTCTTTTTCTTCAACCAAAGCCAGTTTTAGCATAGTATTGACTTCGCAAGCCTTCTGGTGCAAAACTGGGTCTTTAGCTAAATCAGGCTTAATAGAACTTAGGCTATCGCGATAAGCGATGCGCTCCTCAAAATGTTTCAAAAGTGTTTCAATCACGTTAGCCGCTTCTAAGGTTTGGGCACGCTCTTTTTTACGGGCAATTACCTGTTCCGGCGGTTCAACCGGCACCCCGAAGTAGGTGGTGTCATTGGGATAAATATTATCTGGTTCCACTAGCTTTTACTCCTTTCGGTTTATTGGCTTGTTTAACAGCCAGTTGGTGTTGTTTTTCTGACATTGTTTGGGTGTGGCTCTGGTTTTGCATTTCCATCATCATTTTATGGTCTTCCAAGTCCATTTTACGCATTTCCATCTCTATTTTAGCACTATCTATGCCCTGCTTATGGGCCTGGTCGTCGGCTTTTAAGATATGTTCAGGCTTCATTTGATTATCTGGTTGAGAAACTGATTCAGTTTTTTCAGGAAGCGGAGCGCTCATCGGAACCCCTTCTGGTACCTCAAAATTGTGGTTTTTATACCACTGAGCTTTTGCCCAATCAGGCAAGGTTTCAAATTTAGCTGTAACCCTGTCTTGAATATCATCCCCTTCATTACCTTGCAGACTAGACATGGATTCTTGAATCTCTTTTTCGTCTAGCGCCAGTTTTTCGGGGTCTTCAATCTTGGTATTTCGGACAAAGGCGTTCCACAGCTCAACTTGTTTGCTAGGTGGGACAATTTTCTGCAAAATCGGTGATTTTCGCAGGAACTCTTCCATTAAGGTTAGAGCCTGGAGTTGTTCGGCTTCATCCTGCATCTTGGAAGTCGAAGCATCCACCTCGAATTTCAGGGCGGGGGTGGCGCTGTCATAGTCAATGCGGATTTTGTTATCGTCGGACAGCAGTTCGGGATTGAACTTGCCCTCTTGAGCCAGTTTTGTAAGTTCTTGGGCGGTCTTTTTGTCCAACTGTAGTTCCTCGACCCCGGTGCGCTCGGCAAAGTAAAGGTTGATAGCCGTTTCACTCCAACGCTCAAACCAGGTTTCAAACTGTTTGCGATAGTGATTGTCGTCTATATTAAGATTGGCTTTGTTTTGCTCCACGCCTTGGGGGGTTTTGGACTGGGTAATATTGCCGACCTCGGCGCTAATATTGCTATTGGGCGAAGCTAACAAGGTCAAAAGCTGGGACTGCATCAGTTGGTAGTTAGCAGGGAAGTTTGTCAGGGCGGTGGTGTCTATCTCAACTGGTTTAACAAAAGCATCAGGATTGGTTGATTTCACCACCGTATTTGGAGCATATTTGAATTTATTTACATTTATACCGAAAATATGAACGGGAGGATTAAGCTGCAAGGCGCGGTTGTACTGATACATCTGGGTTTCGGCGTCCATCAGGTTCTGCATACCACCGACCAGCTCGACAACGCTTCTACCTAGAGGATTGGAGCCGTCAGTGTCGCCGT